TTTGAAATCCATTGTTTTACTTCTTGGGATCACAGGAAGTGTTTTTCCTTCATATCTGATCCAGACGTTTTCTGTCAAAAACAACTCTTCCAGGGTCGCATTCATTTCCTCACTCACGAAGCCTGTATTAAGCGTCAGAGATGTGGTTCCGTTTACGTTGTATCTTTCTTGTTGACCCTGGTAGGTTTGATATGTTGACGAGCTGTTTGAAACAGTATTTCTTTTAAATGTTTCGTCTGCGACGTTTAATTTCTCAATTGACTTTTTGAAAAAATACAGATCAATAAAGCTTCCATGTTTTCCGACAAAAGTGACTTTGTAGGGTGTGAATTTTGGCTCACAGATATTGTTCACATTTATTGTTTTTAAAACAGTGCTGTCGTCTGTGTCATAAACTTGAATCGTTGAGCTGTTCGCTGGAATGTCTAAATGTTGGATCTTCTGATTTGTGTTTCCATTGTCTGTGATCTGTGTCGTTGCTGAATCAATCACAACCTTTCCGACGCCTTCCTTAAAAATTGGAATCTTTCCAGCTGTGTTCTCTGGCAAATAGATCTCATTGGCTGTGATCAAGGCGTGTCTTTCGAGCTCTGGATTTGTTCCGTCTTCAAAATATCCATAACCGTCAGTCGCTAGAAAATGAAAGTTTTGAGGATTTGAGTAAGTGTATAAATTGTCAGCTTGATCATAATAAAGCACGTCAGCCTCAACCCATCTAGTGTGACTCAGATAATCGTTGTTAAATGTAATTTCTAGGTAATCTCTGACAAGCTCACCGATCTCAAGAGTGATGTTGTCGTGTGTTTCAATCCTAGATTTGTTGATTATGTACTGAGGCTCACTCGGCTTGTCTTGATAGAGAATTCCCTGGTATATGTACAATTTTAATTCAATTCTTTTTAGTGCCATAGTTTTGTTTTATAATGCGACTGATCCTTGATCTGTGTCTGTGCTTCCGCTGGTCTGACATTTTTTGTTTCTTACATCCAGAACAATTCCTGTCGAATCTATTCTGACGAGTTTAAAGTCAACTCCTGTGAGTCCTATTGAATTTGTCCCACTACTTCCGTCATAAATTCCGTAATAAAAACCGCCTCCATTAAAAGGGACTCCATTTTTACAAATTTTCGTTCCTTTCATGCTTCCAATCGATGTGACTGTTGAGGATATGATTCCATTTGTAGCATAAACCTTGTCACAGAAATCAGAGACTTTTTCTTTTCCGTCTGAGATGTAAAATTCATTTAAACCACAATCGGGGACTGTTCCAGGCTGTGTCAGATCTCTGTTGCAATTGAACAAAGTCCCTGCGTTTGTGTAACCGCTTGGAATCTCAACCTGGAAAGTCACAGTCCGAACAGTGTTTGAACTTACTGATTGACCTAACCAGGGCGGAGCAGTAAAATCTTTTACAGTTCCTTCAGAAGCGGTTCCAATAAATATGCTTCCGTTTTTACTTATTGATTGACCAGACAGACCTGCAATGTCACAGGTGAACGTTTTGTCTCCTGTTCCTGGTTGTGAGTGTGTGATCGTACAATCTGGACTGAGTGTTGCTCCTGCGTTTGTGTAACCAGCTGGAGCCTTAATTCTGTAATGAAGAGTCACAGACTGTGATCCAGATCCGCTGTTTGCTGCGACTTGTTCTGGACTTAAAAGAGATCCTCCGTTTGATAATGAGATCCCCTGGATGTCTCCTGTTGTGTATGCTCTTGTAATTGCTCCGCCCTGGGTAATTGATCCCCCTGTTAGCGGTGAACTGTTACAGGTAAAAGTCGGCTCTCCGACGCTGTTAATTGTTACACTAATAGATTGAACAGCTTGACAGGTTGACGGATAGTTTCCGTCTCTTCCAATCGCATAAACTGTCGTACTTCCTCCGATCACATTTGAGCTCAGAATCAAATTAGATCCGCTAATTGACGCAGACACGAGAGTCGGATTGCTGTTTGACACATCATAGACAGTCTCGTTGTTAAACTTAGGAGCGAGATCAATGGTCGTGCTGTTTCCTCCTGTGTCTAAAGTGACCGCTGGAATAGATCCGTTGTTTGTGACTGTTGGCGTACATGTCACAGGAGGATCTGACGGTTGAGCTTGCACTGTAATCAAAGGAGGCTGAGTTGCATCACATGGACAGACAATTGTTCCGTCAGATGTATTGGCGAAACCGTCTGGGATTTGTAAAGTTGTGTTGATTGTTCTAGCTGTTGCAGTGCTTACAGTTGCGAATTTGCTGTTTGCAAAATCACCAGCTGTGCTGTCATAAGAAAGCAAGAAACCAAACGAGGGACTCGGCTCTGTGACAATACCCTGGTCATCAACTGCAAAACCTGTCTGAGCTCGTCCGTTTGGATAAGCTGTATTAAAACAGGTAAAAGTCGGCAATGGTTTTGTCGGCTCAGTTAGGTGAAGGAAGAAAGGACTTCTGACGTTTATTTTTGTACTCATTTTTTAGTTGTTTTTTTAAGGAAAGCCTCGACGTCTTTTGCGTAGCTCTCACGAATGTCATTGGGTAGTCTTTTATAAGCAACATTGAACGGAGTTGTGAAAAACAGGCTCGGCTTTATTCCACTCATGTAAATGCTTCGAGAGATTAAAAAGATTAAACTTTTGCGTTTTAAAAATCTTCCTGTCTCCTTGGATCTGACACCAGCTCTCTTTGACCTGGTCAACATGCCATTGATCCCATCTCTGAGCCTGCCTTTTCCTTTGTATTTTCCAGAGCCGAATTTGTAAGGAGAGAGAGGTGCTTGTTGCTTTCCGAACTTCCTGGCTTTTTTAGGAAGCGAAAAGGGATCCTTTCCTTTTACTCCTAGATCTTTAAATTTTCCATATTCCTCTTGCTCAAAAATCAATTTCAGATTTCCTTTCTCAAATTTCAATTTGTAGTCTAAGGACTTTGCAAGGCGACTGTTTGCCTTCAGCTTTTTCCTGGACTTTTTGATCACATCTTTTGCGAATGAATTAAATGTGTTTTTTAGAAATTTGAGATCATTTGATTTCATTAGCAGCTCGTCATTGGATTTTGAAGTGTGATCGTAAATGTTGCAGAGATACCAGCGAGATTGTTTTCAAATCTTTCAGTGAAAAACTCACATGTGAAAGGAGTGTCTAATTGATAGCTGTCTTTCCAATTCGCATTTCGTTCAATTGTTGCCTGTAATCTTGCAGCTACTGCCATTTGAGTATTGAGCACATCGATCTCGTTGTTGTTGCCTCTGATGTCATTTGCGACAGTTTCTTTGCTTATGTCGACAATATCCATGAGAATCACAGAAACGTCCACAGAAGTGATCTTTGAGCTTATTGTTGCATTTTCAATGTTGAGGTGACAAAGAGGATAGATTGTTGATTTGTTTAAATCGATCTCAGTGATGTCTCCCTGGGTTACTGTGTTGATAAATGGCTCCGCAATTGCTGCAGCCTGTAGGTCATCGATAACCTTAAAATATGTTCTCATATTGTTTTGACAAAAATTGGGGTTTGATCTCTTGCTGTTTCAATCTTGTAAGTGACAAACTCTTCAAGCCAATCCAGAGCGTCATCAAATTCCAGGGTCGGCTCGGCTTTCATTACACAGTCAACCGCTTTCCAATAATCATATATTGCAACTTTAGGCTCACAGGCAGAAATTCCAATCAGTGCTGTCTCGAATCCGTCAGACAAAATAATCTCTTCGTCGTCCTGGAGGAGTAGTTGATTGTAAAGGCTCTCAATAAGTTCTGGCTTTGTTGGCATTTTTTATCTTTTTTGATTCAATTTCATTTTTCTGTTTTTCAAAACTCAAATAGGTGAAACATGTGTGGACATTAATTTTTTCTATTTGTTCAAATTTTGTAATGTTTCCCTGTGATAAGGCATAGAAAGTCCCGAACCAACCGAAAGACTCTGAAAGGCTTTCCTCTGGGCTTCTGATATCTTCAGAGTTGTTCTCTCCAAATAACTGAGGGTATGTTTCACCAATTCTGTCCTTAAACTTTGCAAAAAAAAAACAGCACCCAGAGCAACATCAAGGCTCATGTTTTTAAAATTGGTTTTGTCTTCTGAGTTGTATCCTTCAATTAGATATCTGTCACCCTTCTGATCTGTCACTCTTCTGAAAAGCACATTCATCGCTTCGTCCATTGTGTCCCAATCACTGATCAGAACATCCAGATCAACAAACTCAGCAAAGCTCATGTCGTCAAGTTTAGGAATGAAGCCAAATTTTTCCCCCTGGTATTTGAAAACAGGAATGAATTTGGGTTTTTCCATGAGCATCTCATTGATCACTTCAAATGTTTCCAGGATTGAGCTGTATTTAAATTGATCAACTATTATCTCGTCAACTCTGCAGAAGATCTCAATCGCTTTTTTTTGCAATAGAGTCTCGTCTGGATCCTTTGACAGTACTTTTGTAAATTTTTGATATTGTCCGAGTGTAATCTCTGAGAGTTTATCTGGGACAATTAGTTTCTTTTTACTCATTGTTTTGTCTGGTTATATTAAAAACGTTTTCTGTTCATCGTTTCAGTCTAGGTTTTGCTAAAAAATGAAGTATTCTCCAGCATTTGGATTTTTAAGTTGATAGCCGACAGCGTATCTGATTGCGTCGATTGCGTGATTGTGTTTGTCAATTGGTGTCTGACTCTTCTTTTCTAGCCAGCGATAATTGTTGAGCTCTTTAACCAGGTGCACACTCGTCTCGTCGTTGTGAATTATTAGATCATAGTCCTGGAGCATTGCGATCCCATAGTTGACGGATCCCTGTCCTTTGATGCTGGGGACTACATTGCAAGTGCTTCTCAATTCGTGAATTAACCTCGGCTCGCTGGAATCCAACACACACAGAGAATCCCCTGCGTGCTTCTGATATAGATCTCTGAGCTGTGAAGTTGTTAATCCTGGAAGATAAAAACAGAGCTTTATATAAATGATCTTTCTGTCTTTGTCAATTGATGTCTGGACAAGGGTGTTCTCGTCTGAGGCAAATCCTAAGTCTGCGCCAAAAACAGAAGGGGAGACCTCCTGGAACTCACCCAGCTCCCAATTAGTAAAGATTACGCCTTCAGCTTTCTCGATCCAATTCCCCTGGATCACTGCGTTGAATCTTTCTGGACGTCTGATCTTCATTTGCTCGATCTGTGCAATGTAACTTTCAGAGAGGTTCGCAATGTTGTCTATATAAGTTGTGTGGATGTATGTTGAGTCTCCCTTTGACATATTAGATCCAGCCTGGACACCTCTGTCCTGGTAAAATCTTTGATAAATAAAATGCTCTTTTGTTGAGGGATTCAATAGCAAGATGACTCTGTTTTGCTTTTGCTTACTTCTGACGGAGAGATCTATTTTGTCAAATGAATCCTCGTCAATTTCTTCAGCTTCCTCCATGACCCAGGTCGTGACTCCCTGGAGAGATTTAAGATTTGCAGTCTGGTCTCCGCTGGAAGTTTTGATCCCTCTGAAAATGATTTTGCTTCCATTCTCCAGGTTGACAATTTCGTCTCTGGTGATCTTAAATTTTTGTTTAAATCCTGGATATATGCTTTCCAGGATGTCCATTTTTTCCTTGAACTCTGGAATGATTGAAACTGATGCGGATCTTAAAGTGTACCTAGTGAAGAGAATTGTGTGTCCAGATTCAATGTAAATCAAACTAAGCAAAAACATTCCTGTGAAATAAGACTTTCCAGATCCTCGTCCTCCTGTCAGAATTGTGTATCTCGAGTCATTCCAAAAAAGCTCGTATTTTCGACTGAAATCAATTTTTGTCTGCTCCTGGGTCATCTTTAAAATTGAACAATGTTCTGAAATCAATTGAGGGGGCGTCTGTTGAGACATCAATTTGCTCCTTTGCTTGACCATAGCGAGAGTCTAATAATGCTTTGTACGCACTGACATCGCCTTGAGTGGCTTTCTTAGCAATCGCCAGAGTCATTAAGTCCTCCATGCTCATTTCTTCCTCTTCTAAGCTCATGGGATTGACAGCTTTCCTCGAAGCCTCTAGCCATTTCCTGGCAATTGTTGCTCTGTTTTTTGCTCCTTTGGGTCTGCCTTTTCCCATTTTGTTTCCCTTTTTAAACGGTTTTAAATTTTCATTGTTTGCCATATTCCTCACGTTATCCTCACGTTATTTTGATATTTTAGGATTTGGCTGTTGCATGTGTGCATACTTCTTTTGTACCGCCAAACCTTTCTCATTCCTTACAGGGTCAACGTAATGTCCTGTAATTGGATTTATTCTATAGTTCCAGAAATCTTTTGGCATTGTACCCTTGCCATTCCAGATTTTTATTGGTGTCGTTTTTTGTTCTTCTTTTTTAGTCTTCATATATAGTCAAGCATAAGTCAATTAAAGGCATGTAAAGCACATAATCAGTGCAATTCTTTTGTGGGTAGTGTCTGAATCCTATCACTAAACCTCCATAAAATCCAATCGTCAGTTCCCAATTATTTCCCACAACATTCACATTTTTGTTTTTCTTCTTTTTCTTCCTCGAAATCTGGAGGTGTTGGCACTTCCAAACCCCAATCTGTGAGATCTTTGTCATTCCATTCATTGGCTAGGATGTTGAAATCCCATTCTCCAGAGCTGGTGTTGTCTTTTATGATGAACTCCTTTTGTTTTTCCTCTGTCCAATCGGCTTGATCAATCCAGATTTCTTTCATTCCGAGATCTTCTGCAGCTCTGAGTCTCATATTCCCTCCCAGGATCAACATGTCTTGGTTTACTATGATCGGACGTTTCTCCAGCATCTCTGGAAACTGTTCAATGGAGTTTCTAAGGCTAAAGAATTTAGCGTCTTTGATCACCCTGGGATTATCTGGGTGTTTTCTAAGCTTGTATATCTTCTCTAAGCGTTTAGACATATCTCTGAAATTCGTCTCTAAGGTTTTCAACTACTCCTCGAAGACATGCAGAGCATCCAGAGGGCTTTTCGTTTGTTCTGTTTACTTCATTATAGATTTTGTAAAGCATGTCTCTCTCGCCTTCTGATTTTAAGTTGGATCCGTTGTAAGTGTCAAAGAACATTTCCAGGAAATCAAAGTTGTCCTGTGTCAAATTGCCTTTTTTTGGAAACCACCGATTCAAAATCGATTTTCTCTCTTGACAGCCACAGTCTTTTTCAACAGCTTTGGCAACTGTGTCCACGACTTTCTTGATCCCCAGGGGTTTTGTTATGTATTTCTCAATGTCGTCTCCAAGTCCTTTACTTTTCGCCATAGTATTCTTGCTTTAGTTGATCATTTATTTTGACTTTGCATCTTTTCACTGTCCTGTATATTGTTGACTGTGATAGTTTTGTTTTTTTGCTCATCTCTGTCGTGTGATAGCTGTATTCATATCGATAGAGATTGAAAACTTTGCGATCAAACCAATAAAAAGTCTCAACGTAGTCATCGACCTTCTGATTGATTGATTTAGCTTTCGGCATTTCAACCTCAACAGGATCCTCCAGCAATTTTTCGAGATGTATTTGCTTGAGAGTTTTGTATTTTGTCTCTCTTCTTAATAAATCGACGTACATGTTGCGAATGACCTTGTATAGATTAAACGTTTTACCATTGTAAAATCGGTCTAGGAATTTATTAATTGACGAAGTATTGTTTTCGACTTTCTCCAGCTCTTCATAAATTTTTAAATAAAGATCTTGAGTGATGTCCTGGTGAAATTGTCCTTTCTTTTTAAAGTATTTGTCTTCAATAGTGTAAACCAGCTCACTGATTTGATCGTATTTGGTTGCCAGATATTCAAAAGCTTTTTTTCGTGTCATTTGTTTAAGGCTTTGTATTTGTTAATGATGTCTATAAGGGAAAACCTGTCCCATTTAAAACCTGTTTTTTTTGATATGTTGACTAATAATTCTAACTGATCGAATCTTTCTTGTCCGATCTTTTCAATTAGGTTCTGACGATAAGGAATGAGATTTCCAGAGAGGAAGTAATTGCATTTTCTACAAGCTAAATGGACGTTGTCCTCTTCAAATCTAGTGACTGAATGATTTCCTGCAGAAAAATAGTGTGAAGCGTCAGAAGTGTTATATGAGCCGCATGAGATACAAGGTTGACCGTGATCACGCCTTCTGATAAAAAGGTGAAAATGTCTCACAGCGATTTTGATTAGCTGCGCAGTTGTTTTGTTTTTGTAGATATTACTAGCCATAAAAATTTTTACAGCTATCTGG